TCATGTTAAATATCCTCCAATTTTAGCATGATTCTTAAGTGCCCATTTGACTCCATTAAAACCTACTAAATCATGAACCTCCAATGTGTCCCAACCAAGGGAAATAAGGTGCCTGACTAATTCTTCATTATCAAGAATTACCTTTCCGATTTCAATAAGTTCATCTTTGGCAAGTGGATTGCCTGATAGGGCCTTGATTCTAAAACCGCTCGAAAGGAATTTGGTAAAAGCATGTCTGTATTCAAATGAACCTCTCGTTATTCTTGCTTGCAAGAGAGTTGGGGCCTCACCCGAGATGAAGGAGTACTTTGCCGCTTTATTAAAATCCCTTAAAAGTTTATAGCGCTCTGTGATGTCTCCGAACCATTCTAGAATGCGATACCAGAACATGATTGGTAAGTTGGTTTAGTCCATCAAGTTTAGTCAAAAATTACCTTTAATCCTAACCAATTCTTGTCTTAGCTTTTATCGCATTAAACTCCTCTTCCCGATCCCTGATCGACTGAAAACTTACTGTTGCCGGCCTGAGATGCGCATCCCTTACCTCCTGCATCATCCGATAATTCATAATGAGTAAATCCTTAAGCTCCGCCGGTAAAGCCTGCTGATCGGTTCCCAGTTCGGGATACAACCCACTTGCGTATTGCGGCACCCTGGCCGATTGAATCGCACTCAGGATCTGAGGAAAATTCGCCTTGATGTTCCGTGTGGTGGGTCCATCGATAACGATCTCCGGTTCCTTCTCCGAGAACAGCCCGAGTGTCGGTTTGTTATAAATCCCGGTCCGGACTTTACCAAGCAATGATGCCTGGTAAATCTGATTATCATCGGCTCCCATGACCGGGTACCGGCCATGCTCGAATTGTTGGGATTGGATTACGGCAATAGTGCCGGCTGTTCGGGCAACTGCCAATCCGGTTAAGATGATCCGGAGTGTCTGGGTCAGGTCGGCATTGACTCCGGCATTGGAATTAATTCTGGCGATCTCTAGGGCACCTTCGATCAGCGCCTGGGCAGTGGCTATGGTTTTCTGCCGTTTGGCATATTTCCGCTCGATAGCCTCCTTCTTCTTATCATCCTTGCCGGCAGCTGCCAGTTCACGGTCCTTTTGGGCTTGCATGAACTGACCCACGGTTTCAGCAAGGGAGGTAGCTGCACCTGCCCATTGTTCGAGGTGTTGGAGTTTCTTTTCAGCGACATCTTTATCCAGTGCCTTGATTTTATCGTAATACTCGGTTTGCGAGATTACGTTGGCATCCAACTCCATCTGGAGCTTTTCCCGCTGCCCCTGGGCATTGGTATCCCACCAGTACTGGTATTCCAGAACCCTTTTCTTTTGATCTTCGGTTAAATCAGGATTTTCTTCGAGATCCTTCAGGAACTTTTCATACTCCTCGTCCCACATTTCCAGGGACTTTTCATGAGCCTTGGCGGCATCCTCTGCTTCTTTATCGCAGTTCTCACGGATTCCGATGAGCAGATCCTGAACCTTTTGTTCTTCAGCAATGGTGGATTGACCGTGCTTTTGAAGCCGGGCGATGGATTCCATCTGGTACCGGATATCTTCCTGGGCCAGGTCGTTGGAATAGGTTTCTTTATCCGAGATCCCTTGCGCGTACTGTGTTTTAATCAGCAGCAGCTGCTCTTCATGGGATTTCGTAATATCGGCAAGAGCCTTCTCCCGGTCAAACTTTTTATCGGTCGAATCACTGGCTCCGCGTTCTTTTGCCAGTTCCCCTTCAACCTGCTTTATTTTATTTTGGATCCGGATATAATCCTCACTGCCACGGGTCACATTCTTGAGGGCAGTGGTATATCGTTCCAATTTGGATTCCAACTCAACCGTGGTACCGGTTCCGATGGTATCTCCCTGACTTTCGGCCTGCAGGATGTCTTCGAGTTCCGTTTTCTGTGCTCTAAGAGATTTGATGCGGTCACTTTGCGCCAGTATCAGTTCATCCAAGGGTGCAACCGCCTTCAGACCGTTTTCCCTTGCTTTTTCTTTCAGCTTATCGGGATTGAACAGGCTTCCGATAAATTGGCCGGCTGTGACTTTTGAACTCGATGCTTTTACTTCTCCCCTGCGGGCGGTCAGTAGATCGAGTTCGGCTTCTGCCAGGGTAATAGTTTTATTGATTTTGTCATCCAAATCGGTCTTTTCCTGCACGCTCAGCTTGTTCAGGTTTCCGATTTCGGTGCCGATTTCCTCGTAGGTTATTTTGAGCGATTGGTTTGCTTTCGTGAGATCCTGCGTCAGAACCTTCTTGGTATTTTCCAGTTCCAGATTTTCCCTGGAGTTTTTGCTGAAGTACATCAGGGCAACAACCAGCGCTGTGATTCCGGCGATGACCATACCCACCGGGTTGGCTGCCATGGCTGCATTGAGCGCCCATTGGACGGTTACTGCAGCACGCTGCCACATGGTAAGGGCCTTGGTCTGGGTTGCCTGAACCATCGTCATTTCTGCCTGAAGCGCCTGTGAGGCGGTTGTGGCTCTCAATACGATGGCTGCCTTGATTCGGGTTGCTGTATCCAGGATCGAAGCGCCGATGCTTTTAATCAATGCGCCGTTGTATGCCAGGATTGCACCAACCAGAGCGGTCAACAGGATCTTGTTTTGAGAAATGAACTGGGGAAGCGCCATCAGGGCCTTCAGAAAGTAGTTGAAGGCGTTGGTGGAATGGATCACTGCCGGAGCCAGCTTTTCCCCGATTTCGATGTACATCAGGTTAACCTTATTTTTAGCCTGTGCCAGGGCAGCCGCATTGTTATTGGTGTTTTTCCCTGCCTGCTCAAAGGCTATCGAGGTATCCGTTACGGCTTTGGAGTACTTGTTCATGTCTCCCTGGTTCATCACCAGAATCTCTCCCATCTTGGCCTGTTCCACCCCGAAAAGATCGGTGGCGGATTCTCCTTTTGCGAACCGCATCCTTAGTTCATCAATCCCCCTGTTGAGGTCAAATACTCCGTCTTTTACCCCGATGCCTTTTTCACGCATCTTAAGAAGGACCCTGTCGAGAGCGGTTCCGGCCCGGCGGGCTTCCGCGAACTTGGGAGCGATGGCTTCCACGGTTCCCACCATCTGTTCGATGGATATTCCCATCAGGTTGGCGGTGGTTCCTGATTTTTCAATGACTTCCGTGAGATAAGGGATTTCTCCGGCACCGACTTTGGAACCTGCTGCAATGGTGTTGATGATCCGGTTGGCATCCCGAGCCTCGAGATTGAACTGGTTCATCGTCGTGGCCAGGGCAGCGGTTGCCGGCTCGAGTTCCATTTTGCCGGCTTCAGACAAAATGATGGCAGCCTCGGTTACCGAGGCAAGAGCCTCCTTGTCTTTTAACAGTTCCGGTCGTTGGGATCCCATTTTGGTGTAGGCATCCAAAATATCGGTGGCCGATTGTTTGATCCGGACTCCGGATTCAGTGATGGATATGGAGGTTTCCTTGGCCTTCAGGCCCAGCCATTCAAGTTCTTTCCCGTTTAAGCCAGTCAGGGCCGAGAGGTTGTCAAGCCTTTCTTCGAACAGGTTAGCGGCTTCAGCTGTTTTCATGAATCCGGCAATGATGCCTACGGTTGCCCCGATCACAGCCATACCCAATGTCTGGAACCTGTTGAACTGGTCACCGAGCCGGTTCATGGCTGCTCCCCAGGACCGGTCCACTTCTTTCAAGGAGGCATTATGCTCATTCAAAACAGCCCGGAGAGCTTTGATTTTCTTCGTAGCTTCGACATACTCCTTCGAACCGATGATCATTCTTGCCTGCTCATTGATCAGCTGGTTCATTTCCTTTTTGATACTCTTGATATCGTTATTTATCTCTTTACCATTGATATAGAGATAAATCTCCCGTGTGTATTCTCTTGCCATTATGTCCGGAGGTTGAAGGTGTTAGAATCGAGAATCGAATCGGCTTTGATCTTGGTAATGATGTCAGCAAGCTTTGGGATCTCACGTTCAAAAACCGGGGTGAACCATGCCTTAGGCCGTCGCATGATGGGAGCGGTATTGGCATGGCGAAGAATAGTTTCCTCCGTATTGGATCCGTGCTTTGATGTGTTTTTCCGTTGGCCGCGGATTACCCGGCCTGCTACCAAAATATGCCCACGTCCTACGCCTTTATGAAAAAAGGCTCCATGACGGGGGAAGTTGAAAATGACGCGGTCAATTTCTCCATAATCCTTTTTGGTTTTCATCTGAAGCTGGCGCATCAGATCCCCTTTGCCTTTCATGGAAAGGGAAGCGATGCTGCTTTTCAATAGGCTCCTTGTCCGGAAGCCCCACTGAATGACATTCTTATTGAATTCTTCGATTTGTTGTGTGTCAGGCACTTTCCCAGGCTCCCGGATTTATGTCATTGGAAATTGGCCAGGATAACTGGAATTCGTAGCGAAATCCATAGTGGATCAGGTTTATATCAGTCAATGGGGCTCCCGAAACACTCTTGGCATGGAAATAAGCCAGGCAATCGGTTTTCTTTTGCCTTTTGTCGGATAGGATCCGGATAATGATTTCATCTCCGATTTCCTCCAACTCATCCCACAGGGTATGGATCGCATCATAATCCCCTTTGTCGGAAACCTTACCGATCACCATAAAACCACAATTGATTCTTTTGTGGATGTTGTCAGAATCTCCATCCACAAAGTTGAAGTCATATCCTTCCAGGATGATGGCCGGATAGTTTACTCCGGAGCGCATCCCGGTGAGCATTTCTTCGAGCTCGAAGCGAAAGAAATGTTTTTCGTCCGGAGTATGCTTCAACTTTACATGGGTGGCAGCAAGGTTTTCGAAATAGCTGACCAGGTCAGCGAATTTGGCTTTCATTTCAGTGTTTTTGTATGCGTTTGTTCAGATACCGGAGGACCGTTGATATCGGGAGATTGGCGTATTCTTCCTGCTTTACGATATCATCACCAACCACGGCATCGTAAACGTCTAACCATGTAGATTTTTCCTTTTTGGATTGATCCGCTGCCGGCTTGAATACCAGTGGGTACTCCTGGGTGTACCACTCCCTGATCAGAAAATAGTTTATGAAAATGGCTTCCTGAGTAAGTAGTGGTTGTTTGGCGATAATACCGGCCCGGTCATTAATGTCGGATTCTTTGAACGCTGAGGGCCGGTAAAAGCAAGCGATAAACTTGGATAGGTACTCCGGTTCATGAGTGGAAGAGTAACGTTCAAAGTAAGTTTCAGCAAAGATGAAACAGCCAAAAGTTTCATCTTTAAGCCGTGGGAGTGGTGCGGAAAACCCGGCAATCCGGGGGATGATGAACTCGTAATAAGGCTTGTACGTTTCCAGAAACTTTAGGAGTTCAATCAGGCTGAACTTTTGATAAGGTGAAAGTTTCCGGATCAGCCTTTTCCGCAGGCCCAGCATCGAGGCGATCAGTTTATCGTCTGATATGGTTTCCTTGAATACGCAAGCCGCTGAGATAAACTGAGCGGGAGTCAACTCTTCCCAGGAATCCGGATGGGTGGTCTTTATCTTTCGGGTATAAGGCAGCCACATGAAGGGCCGGTATTGTATTTCGATGGCTGTCATACCCAGAATGTTGTTTTGCCTGTGTTCGTCCGGATCAACGGCGATCCACCGGGAATCACATATTCCGGGTAATGCGCAGCATTGGCAGCAAGAAAGCCGGTCAGCCTGTCCATATAAGCCAATCCTACATTTTCCGAAGAGCGGGCCAGTGCAAAGTATTGCTGATCAGATAAAGGGGTTGTTACGTGTGAGTTTTGCTGGGTTGCATTTTGAGATTCGAAAAACAAGCCTTTGTCGGTGACGTTAATCCCCAGGTGGAATCCTGCCCGGGCAATAGCAAGATGAGCCAATGGCTTCTGGATATATGGAATAAGCCGGATGACTTGTGCATCCGGTTGATCCTTTGCCAGTTCAGATTTTACTTTTTCGAACAGGGTAGCTCCAAGGCAAGACTGAATTTCAAAATCTTCCACTTGTGTGATGTACCGGCCGATCTTGAGGAATACCAGGCGTGAATTGTTGATATTAAATATCTTGTTGAAGCCAGCCGTGTTGGGGATAAACGAAGTCTTTCTTTCCGTGTAATTGGCACTTTCCTTGAACAGGGTGAAGTCTGTAATATTGGATTCTATGTACCCGAGCATGGTATCGAGTGCATCAAACCCGTTGTTTTTGAATCCGGCTTTCAGACTGTCCTCCTGGTATTTGAACAGGGACTTTTCATGATCCGACTCCTGGCGGTGGAATCCGGAATCGTTCATCAAAATATTCATAAAATCGAACGATGCCCAGTATGTCAGGTTGATCAGCGAGCGTTGAATATGCTCGATCAGGATGGTGTATTTTGGCGAAGTTTCAACGGTGATGCCAGTCGGCAATTGAGTAGGCGAGTCATAAAATTTTTGGACCAGATCATATAATTGTTGACCGAGAAGCGGTAGAATATAATTGACCTCTGCTGATTGAATGAACGGGCTGATATTCGAGAATGTCGTTGCAAGGCTGACTGGAATGTATTTCCTGACTTCCTCGAGCTTGGTGTTTGCGGTTGATTTGAAAAACATATCAGCTGAGCATTTTCTGGGTACCGGCACCGGTATCCAGGGTGGTTAAAATGGTATTGCGGAATCGGAGCTGAACGTCGGCAACTCCATTGAACTCAAGCATAGCCTCGATGGGATCAAGTATGTTCTGCCGGTCGAGCCAGGCGCCGGCAATATTGACGAGGAATGCTTCACGGATGTTGCTTCCGCCCTGGTTCCCGGCATAGATGCCACCTGGCATCCCGGCACCCATCACGTTGGGATTGATCATGAGTGCGAACAGAATCTCAGAGTTGGCCGCAGCCGAGGTTATGAGTTTATCGCCCTCTTTGTACTTGTTATCCAAAGATTCGATGAACCATTGCTCTTCGGGTTTCCCCTGGGAGTTTGATGCGTAATGGGAGAACAAAGCCTTATTGGCATTGGCGGTGCCGGTCAGGGACTGTTCGATTGAATCCATCTCAGCCTGTATGAGTTGCATCCGAGCCTTATCGTCTTTATACTGGCTCTTTGGGAACCGTTTATCCCAATAGGCATAGGGGATTTTCACATGCCAGAGCCAGGTAATCTGATTGGCATAAGCCTTTTTCAGGAATGCCGGTACCTGGTTCGCGATATCGATCCAACCGGCACGGTAGGCGGAATACCATATCGGGAGCGGGTAATAATCTTCATTGCCCCACTCATCCCGGATGGGATAGATATAGGATTTGGCGGTTGCCTTTTTGGCTATCTTTTTATTGATCAGGTCGGCTAACGGGTCATACGTGTCGAGAACCGGAATGACTTCGGCCTTTGCCACCGGTGGATCCGGCCATGCACCATGAATGATGCAATTTTCAATAATCCCGTTTTTTGCTTCTGTTAGCCGGCAATGCTGGGCATTGATGGTATTGATTCCAACTATCTCAGTTCCTTCTGAGTTGAGTATGAGTTGGGGGAATGCGATCCCGAGTTTGAAATAATCTCGCAGAGCGTTGGCCATATACCGGCGAACGACTCTGCCCTCGAGGAAACGTGTGAGTTTCGGATCATTGATGATCTCCATTTTCTCGTTGCCCTGGTCATCATATCCGATGATTCGAACCGGGAATATGCCCTGACCGAGGGTGAAATTCCGGATGAATTTCAATCCGGTATTCAGTACTCCGGTTCGTCCGATTATATCGAGTGCCGTTACCGGAAAATCATTGGCCGGACCCCAGGGGCTTATCTTATAATCATCGAAGTTTTCATTCTGGTCCAATTCTTCGATGGTTTTGGCTGGCTTAACCACTGGCGGCGATCCGACGGTGGAAATAAAAGCCTTTTCCCCATAAGCCATCAGGGGTGTGCCTTCATTGTTCCAAAGTATTTTGGCCATTACAGTAATACCTCCATCGAGTTATATTCCAGTATGTTATCGATATTGACCGGATAAACATGTCCGGTTTTTTCACCATCGGAGTCAATCGGTATTACTCCACGCATCCGGTTTGTTTTCAATGAAAAAGGAAGGCCGGTGGCCACTGCCCTCGGCAGGAACACTCTTTCGCCATTCTTTTTGATGAATACGATGCTAAAGGAGATTTGATCACCGGATGGTGTTTCCTTGATGTCGAAGTATTTCAGCACCTTGTTCCGTCTGATTTTTGTGGCCATTTCATTTGATTTCAGGCCAAGATATCGGCGGGGTAACTGATAAAAAAGGACAGTTAGATGTACAAAGGATACATAAAAAAGCCGCCTTGAGAAGCGGGGTTTTAGATTAAAAGGCTCTTAACCTTGTCTTGGATTACAAACCAGATCTTTGGAGTCTGTCCAATAACTCCTGCCAAAAGCTTTTATCCTTGTTGGTTTTCGTCCAGATGAATGCAGTCAGAAGGAGGTCGGCTAGTTTTTTGGAAGTTAATTCCGGTTTAAAATCAACCTTTTTTGCGTAATTCGGCTTATCCAGCATTTTTCTCAGCTCCTTGGCTGCCGGGTAAGCGCTGATCAGATTGAAATAGAACCATAGGTCACTGGTAGTGTATTCAGC